TAGCAATCTTTTTCCCACCTTGCGCAAGAATATAGCCGGTTGCTCCGTGCGCCTTTGCAAAATCTCCATACAGTATGTCGCCCGGGTTGTTTGCTCGCTGAGGAATGTTAGGATGCGCATTCAACGACCAGTGTTGGCCCGGATGCCCCTCATTTGGAATGAACCCGGGATGCTGAGTGAAGTACCCTTCCTTCGACGCAATCTGTCTAATCGTGTCCATGTTCCCAATAGGGACGCCGATGGCGCTGCTGATAGCATTTTTTACCTTGTCGTTCAACGCCATTATAGGCCCGAGCCCATGCGATTTAAGCCATTTCCCGTAGGCGTCCGTCGCCTTTTCAATCTTGTCTGCCAGTCCCTCAAACGCATCTTTAGCCTTGCTTACACCATCAGCAAACCAGCCCCAATCGAAAAGGCTCTTTCCTCCCTCAGACCATACCTTGTAATCCTGCGCAAGAAGGACGATGCCTGCTGCCAGAGCTGTAACGATGCCCACCACGGCGAGGGTAGGAAGTGCAGCCACAAAAGCGGACCCAACTGCGGTAAGAATAGGCAGCAGACCGCCCAATCCAATAGCAACGAACCCGACAGATGATCCGAGTGCCACAATGCCGGTTAGTGCCGCTACAACGCCAGCAATGACGGCTACAATCTTCTCGTGGCCCTGCGACCATGCGCCGATAGACTCTAGAATGCTCAGGAACTTCTTAAGCGCAGGCGTTACCATGTAGAGCAGATCATACCCGATTTTGACGATCTGCAATTCCAGGTCAGTAAAGCCGCGTTTCAATGCAACCGCTGATGCAGCTTCTTTCCCAGTAGGCCCGAATCCTTTAGTTCTCGCCAATGCGCCCTGCATGGATCCCGGCCCTTGCAGTATCAGGTTCATCACGTCTTCGGGGATTCCGCTTGCCATGCCGAAGCTGAAAGCAATCTTGCGGTCCATGCCGGAGAATCGTTTAGACAGGTCCACCATGATCTGATCGAACGGCTCACGGAAATTTATACCCAGGCGAGCAAAGAGCGGAAGAAGCTGAGGCATCTTCCCAACTAGCAACTCTCCCGGCATTCCAGCGATGGTCCGCATGAAGTTCTGAATCGAACCCTTGCTGCCGCCAATCTCTTGCGCCGCCGCCCCCCACGCAAAGAGCTTTTGCGTATTCATCTCCAGATTGCGAGAGAGAAAGTAAAGCTGCGTATTCGTTTCAATGGTGTCTTTTACGAATGCGCGGACGGCCACAGTCCCGCCGAGAACAGCGAGAAATGAGCCTAGTTTTGCGGAAAGTACGGTAAGCTCGCCAGCGGTATCTTTAGATGCTTTTCCTATTCCCTTTACGCCGTGTTCCGTCTTCGTTGCGGACTTTTCCAGATCGGCGAGTTTCTGGCGAACACCGGGAGCCTTTGCATCTACATCTTTGCTGTCGAGTCCGAGGGTGACGATCAGGCTGTCAATTAATATGGGCATGGCCTATTCCCTCTCGTTTTCTGAATCTACGGCGATGATCTCGAGAAGGTTGTGAGCATCTTCAATTCCGTAGATCGTTTGCAATTCATACAGTGTCGCCAATCGCCGCCCGGCTATGACCCCGATGATCTTGCTGACATTCGCGTACCCGGCTTGTGCTTTTCCGCCGCCAGTGTGTTGCCGATTGATTACGAGAGGTCGGCGGCGAGAGAAAAATCTAAATGAAGCTCCAGAACTTTCCATTTGAGCATCAGCAGCGTCTTCACTTCTTCGACCTGGCTCTCAAATAGCGGGTATCCCACCTTAACTGCTGGCTTCTGCGGATTCGGCACAAACTCGACGCACTCCATCAATTCAGCGAGCAGTGGCCTGATCGAAACGGCGTCAATCGCAAACAGCTTCTTCAGGCCGATTTCCGCCAGCGCCGCCATGCCCAACTGTAAAGCCCCGTCAGGAATATCCACATTTGCCGCTCCGAGCGCAAGCATCACTCGAATTGCCCAGTCTTCCGCCTTCGTCGCAGCCATCTCTGTCAAATGAAAGGTTTTCCCTTTGTCTCTGCCTTCAGATTCAATTACGAAAGTCGATGTTTTACGCGCCATGAATCACTCCTATTCTTCACGCGGGCTGAATTGACGCCCAGTTAATCGCAAATTCGCGAGCGGTGAGAACCTTTCCAGCCGAGGCCATAGAGTTGTAATCCTCCAGCGTTCCCTTGTTGCAAACGTAGGATTGTCCAGTTGCGGGCAGATCGATGGTTGCCGTGATGTAGTAGACATCGCGGGCGACACGCTGGGCTGCATAGATCGCCTCGAAAAACGCGACGCTCGGCGAGTCGGACTGAAAAGAGTAAGTCTGCTTGACGGCATTGAATACGAGGCCAGCCGTCTTTCGCCCATCGACGCCGATTTGCGTCTCAGTCACTACAACTGCCGCAGTATCCCAAGCCTTGTCTGTCGAATAGCCCTGAAGTTGGACACCCGTAGTGAAAAGTCCAGCAACGGTCATAGTCACGACCGAATTTGCAGAGGTGATCGTGCTTTGACCACCTGTTAGAGAATTGAGAAATCCGCCCATACGTCACCCCTTTTTAGCAAAATCGCCATCACAAAACGTTGATCGAAGCCATCGAGAATTGCAGAATTGCCCCGCCGCTGGCATACCAGAAATTGATAATCGGAGTCTGGCCAGCGTTGCGTGCTGTGGCTCCAGGGTCAAGAATCTGCAAATAGTACCCGTTGTTTTGAACTGCGGTTGCCGCGTTCTGTACCCCAGCGGCAGCGTTGATAGCAGCGGCCTGAGATGCAGAGAGCGTCACTCCAGTCTGAATTACCCCATTGTTGAGAGCATTATTGATCGGCCCATTGTCAGAGGGAGACGAAGTGTTGCTCTGCCCAACAAGTGACGCCCGAACAAGGCCGTATCCATACGGGTCATAAGGAATCTTTCCCAGCTTGGTGTAGAGAGTGATTAGCGCCAACTCAAATTGAGAGTTCAACCATATCTGATCGAAAAACAGGTTTGCCCACGGAACGCTTCCAGGCATATTCCCGTTCGAGAAGAACGTGAATCCCTGATTGCGCGACGCAAAGGCTCCGTAGCAACTATAGCCGTTTGCCAGAAGATTCTCGTAGGTTTGCAGATTCGCGCACGTTGGAGACACGGCAGCAGAGTTTGCCGATTTTCCAGCGAATGTGATGCTTCCGTTTGTATTTGAATAGTTCACAGAGGCAATCATTCCCTGCACAAAAGCCGCCGTATTCATCACCAAAGGCCCAAGCGTACCGAGTGCCGGATCGCCGCCGATGCACATCAGAGCGTTGTAGCTATTCGTTTTAGCAACGACTCCGAAAGGCTCAGTAGCATTCTGCACGCTCGCCTGAACATCGCTGTCCCACACAACTGCTCCGTATTGCCCATTCTGCCCGCTAAACCATGCGGCAAAACCTTCTTTCTGTGCCAGCGTTGGTTCCGTGAGATAACTCATACTCGCCCAATTGCGATTGACTGCAATGATATTATTCATCGCGCTGGCAGGTGTATCAACCGCCGCGCCTTGCGAGAGCGTTGCTCCAGTCGCCTGAGTGAGCATCAGATTGACGGCGAGCGTGCCTGTCGCGTAGGTAATCGTCTCCGTTGCTCCAGTCAATGTGCTGGTGAAAACGAATGCGCTTTGTACGGCATTCCATGTCACCGCAAAAGGAGGAGTGGTAAAGGCTGCTTGAATCGCCGCCGCCATCAGGCTTTGCGTTGCGACTCCAGTCAGAGCGATTGCGCTCGACGTGATCATAGAACCGGCAAAGTCGATGGTCAGTGTTCCGCTGTAGCTCTGGAGAGTGGAAAGAGGAACCCCGGCAAGAGAACCGGACTGCAACCATCCGGCGCGGGCCGCTGCATTGTATGGCGCAAACAGGATTGAAGAAGGAAGCTGTGTCCCGTTCACCATTCCCGCTGCGTAGATGGAAGCATAAGCGTACTCTGCCGATGACGGACCAAAGAAGTTTGAGACCGTTTGCGCGCTTCCGCCCGTGAGCGCGAAGCTCAATACCTGCCCCGCTGGCATGAGAGGGTTTTCTGTGAGCACGAGGCCCGACATAACAAGTCCCGTTCCGCCTGGACTGAGTACTGAGGGAATTACGGAAGCCACCACACTTGCTGGAATCGACATTTTCTTCTCCTTAAACGTCTGCTATGTCAACGATGTTCATGCGCAGTGTATCAGCACTCTGGAGCGGTACACAGATCACAGGGTTGTATTGAAGCAGCATATTCAGAATCCATCGGCGCTCGTACTGTTCCTCGCCGGTTATCAAAGGTGATTCGTTCCCATCATCGCAATAGAGCGGAGCGATACCTGCCGGGAATTGCGCGGTGGTATAAGGCGTTCTCCAAACCGTTTTGATCGCCGCGCACCAGTCGCCCGCTGAGGCTCCGTAAAAGTCCGCTTGAATCATCAGGCGCTTCGGGCCGACAATATCGCTCTGGGAGTTCACTCCGTCATACCATTGATAAGGAACCTCCAGATCAGTGCTTGCAATCTCCGTCAGTTCAACGAAACTTCCAACCGGCATAGCAACCCGGTTAACCTGGGCGCGTATTACCTGAGCGTCTCCCACGAACGGCTGTATGAAGGCGCCAAGCGCATCGAATACTGAATCCAGTGCGATAGATGGCACGTATTGGATCGGGGCGCTCATCAGTTCACATCCTGTAACTGAATCGCACAGCGCGACCACAGAGGCCATTGCTCAAGTACGGCCACGGTAAGCCACGTCTGTGTTCCGATAGTCACAACGTCTCCGCCCTGCGAGTTGACGCGCACAATGGCGTTCAATTTGCCGCGTAGGATGATCGACTTCGTAGCACCTTGAATGTTGAGGCCGTCAAGGTGCCGAAGGTCTGCTGCCGTCAAGGCTTGAACCTGTGCGAATCCAGTGACCGGCGTGCCGTACGCAGGGACCTGCTTTAGGCCTGCGCCTATAGCGTATCCGGTAGACGGAGACACCGTAACCGATATGTTTGGGCTCACTGTGTTCGTCGCACTGTTTGCAATGCCGCGCAAGTCCATCAATACCCCCCCCTTTGACACATTGCGTAATGTGTGTATACTGGAATTGAGGAGGATTTCTGAAATGAGAATCGTTGAGGTTGTTCCTTGTCGGCCATGCGTATGTGGCTCATTAGATTTTGAATTGACCGGTCGCTCGCAATGCGCAACCATTGATAGAGACTCCGAATGCGTGTGCTGCGGTTGCGGCCTGTCTTACGCATTGGCGACCACGTTGCACCCCGACAAACCAAAGCATCCCATTGCACACGTTGTACAGGTGGGCAAATGAAACGATTTTCGTACTCCCTGCTAGACAATTGCGATGTAAAAGGTTTTGCGGTATCAAACATGGAATCGCTTGGGTTTACAGTGATCTGTGAAGCGTATTTACCTAATGCGCGGGTATGGATTTTTGATTGTACTTCATGGCCTGATTCGCTTCCACCGTATATCGCCGATGTAACCCCTGAAATGTATATGCTTGCACTTGCTCCAACGCGTACAACCGAGGCGAGCCATATTCTACGCGCCACGCAAACCACACCACCCCATTCTCCCGTTCCGCACATCTGCCCGAAGTGTGGCGAGACAATCCAAGGAACACGCGCTTTCAGAGCACATAAGCCGAAATGCAGAAAGGAATGCATAACAGTTAATGAGAAGTTCATCATCCGAGGAATCAAAGCACAGTTGCTTGTACTCAGAAAGGGCATTCTCGCCAAAGGGGGAACTGTTCCCACTGATGCCGTTTTGCGGCTAAAGATTTTCGACCAAGCCGATGAGAGCGGGTTACAGACGTGCGATGAATACCGCGTCCCGTTTTCCATTCTCGAAGGGTTCAAGCCGGGAGATGTGAACACGTAGGTTTTTGAGTGTGAGTTCCTTCTGGGGCAGTCGTGCGTGGAAGCGTGTCCATCTATAGTGGACGCGAGCCATTTACCACGGGGAACGGTTAAGCGCAGCCCATCACCGAAGCTTGCAAGATAGGTGATGTTCCCCCGCTTAATTGAAGCTGCTCCACTCATTTACGTTCCTCATAGTCTTGGGTTTTCGCGTTAAGCACCATCAGTCGGCCACCTTGTATGCGGTACTATTGAGCATATCGCCCGTAGCGATCAGCGGCTTCGCCTGAGTTCCCGATGCAACCGGCTCACCTGCGGCAACATCCCTCTGCGCCTGCACCACATCACGAGCGCGGATGTTCTGTGGATTGTTGCCAAACTTGTAGCGCAAGCGGAGCGTGGTCTGCGAGAGCGGCGGGGCGGTAAGGTCGATGATGCTTTGCTTGAGCGCCCCTTCAATCTCTTCGCCCATGAACGCCAGAGTGCAATGCCCGTTCATCTTGCTGCGTTTCAACTCTTGCGCCATCATCTCAGGCCATTTGCCGGACTCATTCGATACCATTGTGCGGAAGAAGGGACGCGGCGGAGAGGGGAAGCGTCCTTTATGCCCAAACTCATTCCAAAATGCAATCGGAGCCTGATCGCTGTCGATGAATCCCACCTGCACAGAGCCGTGCGCCCGCTTTGCCAAGTCGAGGAGTTTGGCTGTCACCGCATCGCTCATCTTTATGCTTCGGGTAGCCATATTGGAACCTGTTCCTCGAAAACCCCATCACATGAAACTTTGACCGCTGAAACTGTCGGCAATTCCAACTTGCCGTCTTTGATGCGCTCCAAGTCAAGCTCCAATTCGGAAGCGTCAATCGAGAGCGTTACCGTCATACCAGGCGTGGAAGCCATGCCATCTCACCCAAACTCGTTCCGGTGAATCCTTCCACCCGCGTTGGATTCGCAAAATACTTCATTCCCCGATAACAGGTCGTAGCCTGCCAGAAAGCCGCTCCGTAGGCGCTTTGATTGAACCAGGGGCCGCTCCCAGGCGTTGCTGGTGTGAAGTCGAACGTAGCCCCCACCGCTCCCTCATTGGCCGCACTGACGCGGCCCACGGGCCGGGGCTGGCCGTCTGCGGTGAGTAGTCCGCTCAGGAACGCGATATGCGCACAGATCATGTTCAGTAGCACACCGCGAAGGTTAATGTCCTGCACGACACTACAGTCCGTATTGTTTAAATACAGGCCAGCCTCGGCGAACATCGAAGCGAAAAGCGTCGGATTGGCATTGTAGGCCGCCGTGAACTCAGGATAGCGTCCGACAAAAAGAGCGGGATTGAACGTGGCAATCACGAGGTGGCCTGCTCCATGGTTACGCCGTCAATTTTGGCCGTCTTGCTCATCGGCTCAAACCCGGTATTGACCTTCTCCGCGTTCTTGGCCTTCGACTGCGCTTCCTGCTCGGAATGCGCCTCAAATACCGCCCGTGTCTTCAATGGCGGGAAACCCTCATAAGCCGCTTTCCATTCTGCCCAGAATTCAGCATCTACAGGCGTAGTAGAAAACGTCTTGGGGGGGAGATAAAGGCCGCTTTCTGTCTTCGCTTCGTAAATCCCCGCAAGCGTTACGGTCAGGTTGCGGTTCTTGGGGTGATGCAATACAAGGCCGTTTGGAAGTCTGCACCCGATGAGAACTGTTTCCTTAGCCATGGTTCCCTTTCAAGGAGCGGCGCTAGGCCGCGCTGAGGCCGCATTTCTGCGACTCCTGTTAAATGCCACTACACGCCGAGCATTTGAGCAATCAGGAACGGACGGAAGATGATCGTGGACCAGGTTCCCTGGCTTTGCTTCTGCTTGAAGCTCGACAGTTCGATCTTGATCGGATGCGCACGCAGTTTTTCGGTAAAGGCGGTGGTTGCCGTCCTCTGCCCCTGCATCTCATCCGCGATCAATTGCACGAGGTTCCCCGAAGCGGTTGCGTATTCCGGAGCCGTCTCAATCTTCATCTTCGGGAAGTTCTTCTTGAGCATATCCTGCACGTTGACGTTGTAGCTGTTCGTCAAGGTGAGATATACCTGAGAGGTTGGCGACATTGCCAAAGTCATCGGTGAAGCCATGTCCAGTTCCACAAGGCCGTTGGCCTGAGCGACAAGCTGGCCATACAGCGCCTTGATGTCGTTATAGACCCAGATCGCGCCATTCGTGTCGGTTGCTTTCTGCGCCCATGTAACCAGATTAGTGACGGCTGCGATGGGAGCAATCGGGGCCGAGAGCGACGGGTCATTGAGAAGGCCGTAGTTGGCTAACCCCGCGACGCCGAAGAAATAGCTCTTGTTTTGGAACTTGTTCAGCGTCAGAACCGAAGCGATGCGCTGGCGATTGGCCCAGTCGATGCGAGCAAGGCCCATCTTCTCAAGTTCGCGCTCGCCCCATTGTGTGATGACCTGGTAGGTGTAGGACTGGCGCTGGACCCAGTTCACGTTCGCGCCAGCGATACCCGACTCAGCGTAGTCGCCATAAGAGGAAACCATGCCGGTTGATTCGACAATCGGAAACATCGCTGTTTCCAAGGTCCAATCGCCCTTCTTGGTCTCCTCTCCAACGATCTCTGTCGCCTTCATCGGAGCCACGAGGACTTCGATCACCTTGGGGTCGATATAGGTAGACAGGAAAGCGGGGATGCCGCTGTTCGAGACTGTCACCAGGGCGGGTTGAGCATCCATAGCCAGCCGACCACCGCGTTCCTTTTCGGTCTGCTGTAACTGGGCATCAACCCCCATGAAATTGATGCCCCACTTCTGCGATACTGATTCGAGATGACGGTCCATTACACACCCCACGTTGTGATTTGTACAAGTTCGCCAACAGCGGATGACGTGCCCTCTGGCGGGAACGCTGACCAGTTGGTAAGTTGAACACTGGCGGTCGTGGTGAGATTGTCACCCGCCGCATAAGCGGTTGCCGGATTGCTCAAGGTATAGATTCCAGTCGATCCAGCCGTACCACTGATTTGCGATTCCACGACCGTGTTCGCCGGGATGTTGGCTCCCGTGGTGGCATCCACGACCGGCTGGCCAACTCCGAAGCTACCCGCCCCGACTGCCGTTACTGCCACGGTGTATCCAAACGTAAGAACGGCGACGGCAGAGGCGACATAAGCCGTGCCGCGAACGGAGGTCGTATAGACGCCTGTGGAACCAGTCGTGCCGCTTGTCTGCCCGGTGATGGTGTTGCCTGCCGGGTAGCTCGCGTGCGTGATTGAATCGCCAACACTGATGTACGTGGAAACCGCAGTGACCTTGACTACATTGCCAAAGCAGGTAACAGTACCGCCAGTGCAGGTCTCGACCGAACTGAGTGTGTAGGTTCCTGCTCCACCCGCCGCTGGACCAGCAATGATTGTCGGCGCATCCGTGATGCCCGAACCACTTACTGTGTCGCCGATGCTGATAAGGCCCGTGACAGCGGTCACAACCAACTGATTCGACGCAACCGAGGCCGCGCCGGTAAACGTCGCGCCCAGGCTGGCCGTGTTGGTCGAGCCGAGCGTTGCTGTGACCGATCCCGCAGTTGCGGCGGCGGTCTGAAGCGAGCCGTCAATATACGAAGCGTAGAGCGTGCTGTAGCGCGTAATGGACGACGGGCCGGTATTCTTGTCCAGGAAATCGCCTTGCCGCATGAGCGTGACCGGGAATCCCGGAGGAATAATCGAACCCGCAGCCTGCAAATACTGAGTCAAAAGACACTGCTGGTCACGATGGACAAATCCATCAGGAAGCGCTGGATACTGGCCGGAGTTGCTAACCGTTCTCCCGTCTGCGGCGATCCATGCAAACTGGCCGATAGTAACGCCGAGCGGACCAGCGATCAGCGCCCCACTATCGGGCGTTAGGGTAGTAGCATGAGGATTTGCACTTGCAAAATCTCCCTCTACGCCCAAAGGGTTGTTGAGATTGACTCGCGTCTGAAAACTACCGATTAAAGGACTTCCCATGGTCTTCTCCTCACATCACCTGAATTTGACGGCCTGCGCCGGTGAACTTCTCTTCCACTGAAACTGCATCGAACGCCACTCGCGGCGCTGGTTTGGATGCCTGTTGCGCCAGATTAAAGAGGGCCCTGAGAGCTGGCACGCCGGTAACGCCTGCCCGGTCAACCTTCATCTGGTCAAGCGCGAAACCGTAAATGTCGGCTGCGGAGTCCTGCGCCAAAACGTCACCAACCACAGGCCGCACAGCGCGGCGGGCTTCATCGGCGGCGCGAAGGTCAGCCTTGAACTCGTCCATTGCATGCTTCATCTTGTCCTCAGCCTTCTTTTCCTCATCCTCGGCGCTGCAATCCTTGGCCTTCTTATCCTTAGCGCGCTTTTCGAGGCGCTCCTTGCGCTCTTCCTCGGTCTCTTCCTCGGAGTCTTCGGCGCGGCGCTTTTCACGCTCGTAACGCTTCTTCTTCTCTTCCATCGACTCCTCTTCGCCGTCCTTGCCCTTGTGGTCCGACTCGCCCTCTTCTTCTTTGGCCCACTCCTCAAAGGAAAGGTCTTTGGCCGTCTTGCCATCCTTCGCCTTTTTGTCCTTGGCTTCCTTCTCTTCGCGGGCCTTCTTCTCGGCCTCGGTTTCCTCTTCAGATTCCGCGTCCTTGGCCGCTTGCATTGCAGCCAGCGTCTCCGGCTTGCGAAGTTCGGCGTCCATTGCCAAGAGCTTGGGTTCGAGCGCCCGCAAATCGCATTGCTTGCGCGTCAGGCCGATCACCAAAGGCTTGAGAGCCGCGTCAGCAGCTAGCTTAGGCGATGCAGCACAGAGAATTGCGTAAAGAGCTTTGCCAAACTTCGTTTCCATCTTCTTCTCCAATTCGTTGTCCGCCGCCATCACATCTGATCCGGCGCGGCCTGATTTAACCAACGCAACATGATTCCCCTGAATATCGCGCATCACCCCGTCGTACCGCTGGCCCTCGTACATCCCCGGCGTCATGTCCGCCCGGTAGCGATACGAGGCCGATAGTTCCCTCACTGTATCCGTTTCCACTCCGGCGATTGCTTCCACATCCCAAATGCAAAGGTCTGCAATCAGATACGGAGCTTGAAACTCCACATCCGAGCCGATTGTTCCCGCGATTGAATCCTGTTTGGGATCGTCCGCGCTCACCGGCGTGTGGATGAACATCAACTGATTGCGAGCAAAGGATGGAGCTGCTTTGGCAAGTTCGCCCGGATCGCGCAGCAGGTAGTACACCCTCTCCGGCTCCAGGCCCAGCTTGTCCGCGTCTGGAATCTCGCGTCCGTAATAGGGATTGACCGTCGCCTTGGAGATTGGCGTCCGCAGAATATGCAGGCGTCCATCCGCGTCGTATCGCCGGTTTAGCAATTTC